ATATTCTGAAATAAATGCATTAGCTAAACAAGCTAACGAAGAACAATCGAGCTTCAGATTTAAAATCAATGCTTGTCAAAGTTCAATGAAAGACATTCAAGATACAATAGATGAATGCATAAGAATGGATATCGATAATGACTACCCATATCTTTTACCAAAAACTCAGGAGAAAAACTAATGCCATTATTTCAAGGTAGACACTATGAAATTCTTGCAACTAAGATTGCACCTAGTCTTTCATGGCCTGATAAAATCCATGACCTTGCTAGATATTTAGCAAAAGATAATCCAAAGTTTGATTATATACGGTTTGTATCTAAAGCAACGCAAGCATGGGAAGAAAAAAATCTTCCAGAAGATATGATAGATAATGTTGATAAAAATAATTTGCAACTTGAGTATGATGATGAAATACCACAACTTAGAATATCTTGACGTCCTATTCGTATGTCAAGATTGTGAAATGGAAACATTTGAATCACAACTTTGTGAACCATGTGAGGGCTACGGCACAGTATGTGCTTGTGGCTCTGACAATCTAATAGAAAAGGAGAACTACGATGAATAGTGAAGATACACCAGCATACGCTAGAACTACTGACCCAGAAACAAGTAAAGAATCTGCAAAGAAAGTTAAAACTGCAAAACTATTTAATCTTGTATATGAAACAATCAAAAGTTTTGGACGCAGAGGATGTATATCAGATGATGTTATACGAATACTTGCTGTTGAAGGTAACATAGGCTTTCATAGTATTACACCTAGATACAAGCCTTTAGAAGAACAAGGTAAGATAATTAGAGATGGTAACAAACGAAAAGGTAGGTCTGGTACAGAGCAATTAATTATGATTGCAGATGTACACTATCCTGCTGATAAGTATCAGGTATTAGAAGCAGGATATCGACCAAAAATAAATTAAATTATTTTTATCCCACAACGTCAATTATACTGACAAATGATGATATACTAATAGTATGAAGTGATTCGATAAGACTCTGCTAAAAAAATGAATCGCTTCATATTAGCGGTAGCCATGTTTCTTCCTTTCGTTTGGCTACCGCTTCTTATCATCATAAGGAGAACCTAATGATAACGATACAAACTGATAACTTAAAAAAAACACTCGAATGGATAGAGAGTTGTCCTTTCCATTATACTATTTCATCTATGCAAGGTGGATTTATTCATCTCAAAATACAAATACCACACACATCATTAGCTGAAATTGACAAAGAAATGTATGCAAACAAAATGACAGTTGACAGTACTGCATAGTTGCATCATATTAGATGAATGAATAGTTACATGAAGATATTAGAAAAGAAATCAGCAGACGCAAATGTCTACCTCAAAAAGGCATTTGTGTCTGCTGGTGTAAGAGACTCTACCTATTATCGTGCAAAGCATGGTCAAGATTTACGA